GCCTGGTATCAAGTTAGACAACTAGTAGCTGACGCGCAAGTAGATGATTTTCAAACCGCTTATCGCTATATGTTTGACCACCTAACTGACTTTAGTTATGGACATGATGCTGAATTATCAATTATATTAGATGATTTCATCTGGAGAGCAGGTGTAGTGCCGGATAAAGAAATAAATGCAATGGCTTGCATCGCTAAAATATTAGACACAAATAAAAAACAAATATTATAATGGACCAACAACAAATGAATCTAAATATTACTTTAGATAAAACAACACCAGTAATGTGTGATGCTTGTGAAAACGAAACATTCCACGAAGTAGTATTACTACGTAAAGCATCTCGATTCGTAACAGGAACACCACAAGATGCTCTAATCCCCATCCCAGCATTTGCATGTGTAAAATGTGGACATGTAAATGAAGATTTACTTCCACCACAATTAAGAAACAATGAAGCTACTGAAACTATTTAATAGACGTAAAATGGAATTAGAACACCTAAAGCAAGAGAATGAAAGTCTTAAAGCACAAATAATAGGACTATCATTTAACTTACAACAAGCAGATCAACGAATAGCAGTATTACAAAATGAAATAGAAAAACTAGTTAAAATAAATAAAGAATTAACTGGTGATGCTCAATATGCTACTATGAAGTTTAATAATACTAAAGATAAAAACGATTCAAGATACTACTAATGAATATATTCGATCATATTAAGAATATCACAACTAATAAGGGACCATACTTAGGTGACGAAGGTTGGAACAACTGGATGATTAATCGTTATCTCAGTATGGACCCCGATTACTGTGAGGTAGTTAATATCGTTCAGAAGAATACTTGGCAAATGAAGGGTGAGTACCTATACAACTTATATAAGGATCTTATACCTAAACAATACAAGTATTTAAAATATATTAAGGCTAAAAACAAGAAAGAGTATAAAGCCGATCAAGTAGAAGCAGTAGCTGCTTACTATGAAGTTAGTAAAAAGGAAGCTAAAGAATATATTAGCATGTTACCCAAATCAGAAGTAGAAAATATAACAACACAAATCAATGGATAATCAATTAGATTCAGTAGTTACTACAATTATAGAGCAATTTACATCACGAGCTCAAATGGGAAAGGCAAAGTATGGTGTTGATCTTGATCGTACAGATTTAACGTTAGTAGAATGGATTGAACATGCTAAACAAGAGCATATGGATGCCATCCTATATTTAGAAAAAATTAAACAAGAAGTAACAAGTGGCGAAGGTAAAATCTACTGAGATAGAGCTTAAGATAAAGAATTATCAAGCACCAGAGATTAATCCTGCGTTTCATAAGACTGTATCCTATTCTCAATACTCAATGTGGGACTCATGTCCTCATAAATGGTATCTCACTTATGTAGAGAATAAACAACCATATCAAGCTAGCATACACACTGTATTCGGAACAGCATTCCATGAAACATTACAAGATTATATCACAGTAATGTATAATGAGAGTGGAGCCGCAGTTGATAGAATGGATCTGATTACATTATTCCAAGATAAGTTTAGAGAAATATACGCTAGAGAATATAAAAAGATGGGAGCACACTTCAGTAACCCTGAAGAGATGAGTGAATTCTTCGATGATAGTGTAGCTATATTAAATTTCATTAAGAAAAACCGTAATAAACTATTTACCATACGTAAAATGCGCTTACTAGGTATAGAGATACCTCTATTACTAAAAGTAGCAAACAACGTTTATTTAAAAGGTTTCATTGACTTCGTATTATACGATGAAGATCTAGATAAAGTTTACATATATGACATTAAAACATCAACACGAGGCTGGAGTGATAAAGAAAAGAAAGACGATAGTAAAATTGCTCAAATCTTACTATACAAGGAATACTTTTCAAAGCAATTTGGATTCGACGTTGATAAAATTGAAGTTGAATTCTTTATCGTTAAACGCAGAATCTGGGAACAATCAGAATACCCAATCCCAAGAACACAAAGCTTCAAACCAGCAAGCGGAAAAAATAAACGCAAATTAGCAGTAGAAGGCTTTCAATCATTTGTAAAAGATTGCTTTGATGAAGGTGGTAAACCTCAAATAAAGTCGTATCTTAAAAATGTAGGTGAAAGTAGTTGCAAATGGTGTCCTTATAGAGACTTACCAGAACTTTGCGATAAAGTTGCGTTCTCCATATAGACGTATATATTTATATCAAATATAATATTATGGGAAACAAAATGCAATTAACAAGCGTGAAAGTTCCTGAAGATTTATTTGAGCAATTTAAAATTGCATGTGTAAAGTATAAATTTAGCGTACAAAAATTAACAGAGCGCTCAATGTACTTATACCTAACAAATGATGACTTCAGAAAAACAATTCACAATCAACTAGACACACAATTTACAGGAAGTATTTAAATTAGTTTATGAAAGAAGGTTATATTCCACAAGAGAAACGTAAGAAAATCTTATTGTTATGCGATGATATCCGAATGACAAGTGGTATTTCCACTATGGCTCGTGAAATCGTTATTGGTACAGCCCATCACTACAACTGGGTGAACATTGGAGGTGCTATTACACATCCTGATAAAGGTAAGCGATTTGATCTTAATGCCGATACAAATAAAAATGCAGGTATTGAAGATGCAAGTGTTTATCTTTACCCTACTGATGGTTATGGTTCCCCAGAATTAATTAGACAAATGATGGAGCTGGAAAAACCAGATGCTATTATGATGTTTACAGATCCTCGTTATTGGATTTGGTTATTTCAAATTGAACATGAAGTAAGAAAACAAATTCCTATTATTTATTTAAATATCTGGGATGATTTACCTTATCCAATGTACAATAAACCATATTATGAGTCATGTGATACATTACTAGCAATCAGCAAACAAACAGAAAATTTAAACAGAGCAGTATTAGGACCAGAGTTAGCAGCTGAAAAGGTAATTAAATATGTTCCTCATGGAATCAATGAGAATATTTTCTTCCCTATTACTGAATCTCACCCTGAGTACTTAGCGTTACAAGAATTTAAAAAACAATTATATGAAGGAAAAACTTACGATTTTAACTTACTATATAATGCGCGTAACATCCGTCGTAAATCTGTACCTGATTTAATGTTAGCATGGAAAATATTCATTGACCAATTACCAGAAGATAAAGCTAAAAAATGTGTACTTACAATGCACACACATATAGTAGATGATAATGGAACTGATTTGAATGCTGTTAAAGATATGTTATTTGGAAGAAATAATAAATATAACATTGTATTCTCAACAGGTAAATTTCCATCTAATGTGATGAATTTGCTCTACAACTCAGTAGATGGTTGTGCTTTAATTTCATCAAATGAAGGATGGGGATTATCATTAACAGAAGCAATGATGTGTGGTAAACCAATTATCGCTACTGTAACAGGTGGAATGCAAGACCAAATGCGTTTTGAAGATGAAAATGGTGAGTGGATTAAATTTACAGAAGAATTCGGATCAAATCATAGAGGTAAATATATAAAATGTGGTGATTGGGCATTTCCAGTATTTCCATCTAACTTATCATTAGTTGGATCAGTACCTACACCTTATATATTTGATGATAGAGCTGAACCATTTGATATTGCTGATCAAATAATAGCATTATATAAAACTAAAACTACAGCTCCTGAATTATATGAAAAATATAGTAAAGCAGCTCACAAATGGGTTACTTCAGATGAATCAATGATGTCAGCTAGATTAATGGCTAAAAATGTTATTGATGGTATTGATGAAACTTTCGCTAAATGGGAACCTAGATATGCATTTGAGCTAATTAAGGTAGAACCACTTGAACAACCAAAACACTTTGTAAAACACGTTATCGCAAAATAATATGAAACCACTATTAGTAATAAGCTGCCCTATTGATACATTCTCAGGATATGGAGCTAGAAGTAGAGATATAATATTACCTATTATCAAATCAGGTAAGTATGATGTAAAAATTTTATCTCAAAGATGGGGATCTACTCCATTTGGATTTTTACAAGACACTAACCCAGATCATAAATTAATTAAAGATTGTTATTTACCAAATAACCAATTACCAAAACAACCAGATGTTTGGATTCAAGTTACTGTACCTAATGAGTTTCAACCTGTAGGAAAATATAATATTGGAATAACAGCAGGTATTGAAACTACAATATGTGCCCCTCAATGGATTGATGGTGTAAACAGAATGAGTTTAACTTTAGTATCTTCAGAACACGCTAAAAAAGTATTTGAAACAAGTGCATTTGAAGAAAAAAACCAACAAGGACAAGTAACCCGCCAGATTAAATTAGAAAAACCAGTTGAAGTATTATTTGAAGGAGCAAACACTGATATCTATAAAAAATTAGATACTGTTGACAGTGAAACAGGTAG